TAAACACAATCGCCGTGAAGGATTTTGTGCTGGTAACATTACCAAGTATACTGACCGATATGATACCAAAGGAACTCCTCGTGCTGACTTGTTTAAAGTTCTACACTATACTATTCTTTTGATTAATCATCTCAATCTCGTTGAAAACAAGTGAAAATTAAACCCCAAACTATGAAACTTTCTGAATCTACTATTACTATTCTAAAAAACTTTTCTTCAATCAATCAGTCGATTCTGGTTAAGGAGGGTTCCAAACTTCGCACAATTTCTGTGATGAAGAACATTCTTGCGGAAGCAGAAATTAAGGAAGAATTCCCAAAAAACTTTGCGATTTATGACCTTAACCAATTTCTAAATGGATTGGGACTACACCAAGACCCTGATCTTGACTTTGGAAATGATTCGCACGTTATTATTCGTGAAGGAAAACGTCGAGTAAAATATTTCTTTGCTGACCCAGAAGTGATTGTTTCTCCACCAGATAAAGAAATTACACTTCCATCTAGTGATGTTTGTTTTCAACTAGAGCATTCGCAACTTGATAAACTAATTAAAGCATCATCAGTTTATCAACTCCCAGATCTTTCTGCTGTTGGTGAAGCAGGTGTAATCCGTTTGGTTGTTCGTGATAAGAAGAATGATACTTCCAACGAGTACTCTATTGTAGTTGGTGAGACTGATAAAGAGTTCATCTTTAACTTCAAGGTAGAAAATATCAAGATTATTCCTGGTTCTTATGATGTAGTTGTGTCAGAAAAACTTCTGTCTAAATTCACAAATGAACGTTATAATTTGACTTATTATATTGCTTTGGAACCTGACTCCAATTTTTCCTGATTTTTAATTTTATATTATGAATATTTTTGTCGTCGATGAATGTCCTGTAATTTCTGCTGCGGCACTTCCTGACAAACACGTAGTGAAAATGCCCCTGGAAACCTGCCAAATGGTCTCCGTCATTTTTTCCAAGTGGTACTATGATTGGGGATACATTCCCAAGAAAGACGGTCTTCCATATAGCACAGAAAAGGGTGCCTTCCGCAATCATCCTTGTACTCAATGGGCAGCAAAATCCCACGAGAACCTTGCTTGGTTGATTCGGCACGGATTTGCTCTTTGTAATGAGTATCGGCATCGTTATGAAAAAGAACACTCTTGTATGAAAAGTCTTGAAGTTGCAGAGAATATCTTTGCTACTAAAAGTGGAAAAGAAATTTCCATCTACAAAAATGTGGTAGAATTTACGAGGGCAATGCCTGATGAGTATAAATTTGACACAAGCATTGACACTTTTACTGCTTACAAGATGTATATCGCATCCAAACCTTGGGTAAAGGACAACTATCTTCGTATTCCTCAGAGGCGTCCAGAATGGATATGAAAGCACTAAGGGTTGAAGTAAAAACAACGGTAAATATTCTCGTTGATGACGATGAAGATTACTGGGAAATAAAACAGAATGCGTTACACGCAATTCACGACAAAATCCACTTTCTTGAAAAGGATTCTTTTTATATAAATTATGATTGACGAAAACAAAATCAGTTTCACTAATGTTGAAAGTGTTATATTTCATATAAACCAAGAAACTCAAGGATATACTAAAAAGGGTTCTTTGGATATTACTTTATTTTGGGGAGGGGGATATCACAGATCTTTTTACATTTCCGCAAAGGGGAATGAATTAGTAATTCGTGAGGGGATGGGATATTGTCCCTACATTCCAGAAATATCTCTCCCTAAGGATAAACAAATTTTTGAATCAAAAGTAGGTTATAAAAAGAGACTAAATTATGACAAGTGAATGTAATGGAAGACTATTTTTTTCATCCTTCAAAAGAGTTGGACTCTTATCTTTATTCTATTTTTTTGGAATATGCTTCTGCTGAAGAATTAGAACGAGATACTCTACATATCCAAACAAATTGGCAGTTGGCAAAGCATTTTGATGATAATTGCAAAGAGTATAATGTTTGGTTTGTTGATGGGGTAGCAGTTACAAAACAACCAACCATTGTTGATAAAAAAATGATTAGACGGTATTATGATTGGGCAAATCCAAATAACCCTTTAAACGGGGCAATTATTCAACCAAATATTGAGGTATAATTAAATTATGACAAAAACACTAAGTAAAGAAGATTGGACTAAAATTACATCTTCTTTTGATATTATGAATCAAAAATTTCCATATGCCTTTGATGCAGAAGATGTTCCTACTTATAAACACACTTCAATCAAAGGAGTAAAAGAACAACTTCAAGAAGGATCAGTTGGTGGAGTTATTTTTTATATAGATTACCTGACTTTAGGTACAACTCCTAAAGTCAGTAAATGTAAAATCATTGAAGAATAAATTTTTGAGAAACTAAATTATGCGTGAAAATTTTTTGTGGGTGGAGAAATACCGTCCAAAGACAATTGAAGATTGTATTTTGCCTGATAATATCAAGAAGTCTTTTAAGGACTTTCTAAACAAGGGTGAAATTCCAAATTTGCTTCTTGCTGGACCTCCAGGAGTTGGTAAGACCACAGTAGCAAAGGCACTATGTAATGAGTTGGGAGTAGATTTTTATGTTATCAATGGATCTGATGAAGGACGATTTCTGGACACGGTACGGAACCAAGCAAAGAACTTTGCTTCGACCGTCTCACTTCAAGAAACTGGTAAACACAAAGTCATCATCATTGATGAGGCAGATAACACAGGAAACGACGTTCAACTCCTTTTACGGGCTAATATTGAGACGTTTTATAACAACTGTAGATTTATCTTCACCTGTAATTACAAAAACAAAATCATTGAACCTCTCCACTCCCGATGTGCAGTTGTTGAGTTCAGCATCAAGGGAAGAGAAAAGGCCCAGTTGGCAGGATCCTTCTTCAAGCGTTTACAAAACATCTTGGATGAAGAGAGCATCAAATATGATCCGAAAGTACTTGCCCAACTGATAAATTCTCATTTTCCTGATTGGAGGAGAGTTCTAAATGAGTGCCAAAGGTACTCTGTTGGTGGTGAAATAGATAGTGGAATTCTTGCGTCTTTTTCTGATGTTGCTGTAAATGACCTTATTACTCATCTCAAAACTAAAAACTTTTCTGAAGTCCGAAAGTGGGTGGTCTCCAACTTAGACAACGATCCTGGTGTTGTTCTTCGTAGGGTGTATGATGCCTGCTATGATTGTCTTTCACCCCAAACTATACCTGCTGCCGTTCTTATTGTTGCTAAGTATCAATATCAAATTGCGTTTGTGGCTGACCAAGAAATTAACCTTCTAGCAGCATTAACAGAAATTATGTGTGAGTGCAGTTTCAAATGAGACCTGAAACTAGAGAAGCAATGGAAATGCTTTTTAATGCTAAGTGGAATCTTCCAAAAGCAGCAGAATATTGTAATCTTACTAATAAAGAATGTAAGATTGTTTTTAACGAGTATTGTAATTTTCATCCTAAAACTTATACGAATGAAAATTGAATTGAAGGATTGGTTGAACTCGATCAATCAAAATAAAAAGAATATTATGGATGAAGACCCATCATCTATAAAGGAGTATGCTCCTTATATTATTAACAGATGTTTGTCGGGACATATTGATTGTTTGATGTATGCAAATGAGATGAATAAGTTTTCCTCATTAGATAAGAAACTTCAATATGATTTTTTTATAAATATAATCAGGAAAAAGAAGAGATTCTCTCCTTGGTTAAAACAAGAAAAAATTAAAGACCTTGAAATAGTCAAATCTTACTATGGTTATAGTAATGAGAAGGCAAAGCAAGCTTTGAGAATTTTAACAAAAAAACAACTCGATTTTATAAAATCAAAACTTGAAACTGGAGGAACAAAATGATTACTGAACCTGAAGTAAAATGGTCTCCTGACCAAATGATTGAAGTGTCTTTGAATGAACCTGATGATTTTCTTAAAGTTCGTGAAACTTTAACTCGCATTGGAGTTGCTTCACGAAAAGAAAAAAAGATTTATCAGTCTTGCCATATTCTACATAAACAGGGAAGATATTTTATTGTTCATTTTAAAGAATTGTTTGCACTTGATGGCAAACACGCAAATCTTACTGTGAATGATGTGCAACGTAGAAATCGTATTGTACAACTACTTTCTGATTGGGGACTAATAACTGTTATTTTTCCAGAAAAAGTTACTGATATTGCACCACTTAATCAGATCAAAGTTTTATCTTATAAAGATAAAGATGAATGGGAACTTGAAACCAAGTATAATATTGGTAAGAAAAAAGTTAAATCAGAAGAGGAAACCGAATAATAAAGTAGGGAGTTCAACACTCCCTTTTTTTGTAAAAGTGTTATAATTATATACAGACGCCTTCGGGGTCTACAAAACACAAACTCGCTTTAAAAAGGAGCTACCATAATGACTAACCTTGCAACTTCTAGGTTTACATCTGCGGATCTTCCTGCCCTAATGGATAGGATTACTCGCAATAGTATTGGAATGGACGAATATTTTGATCGTCTATTCAATCTTCACGAAACTACAAATAACTATCCACCCTACAATCTAATTCAGGTAAATAATGTAGAGTCTCATTTAGAGATTGCACTTGCAGGATTTAAGAGAGGAGAAGTAAATGTCTTCACAGAGTATGGAAAACTTTTTGTCGAAGGGCAAAAATCAGATACAGAATCGGATAGGACGTTTATCCACAAGGGTCTGGCTCAACGAAGTTTCAAAAGGGCATGGACTCTCTCCGACGACACAGAAGTCCGAGAAGTCACCTTTGAAGACGGACTACTTACCATTCGACTAGGAAAGATTGTTCCAGAACACCACAGCAGAAAAGAGTATCTATAAATACTTCTGAATATCGTTGCCGCAGGGAGGTAACTGGCAAAATCCAGTTGACACCTCCCTTTTTTATGCTATAATAATTAAAGGTATGAATGAATTATGACTATTAAACTAGCACTTTTAAAATCTGGCGAAGAAGTTATTTCTGATATTAAAGAATTTAGAGATCCTGATGATAATTTAGTATCTTATCTTTTTAAAAGTCCACATTACGTTAAATTATCTTCTTCTCAAGTATTAGTTGAAGGAGTGGAGCAGACAAAATATAATGCATCATTTTATAAATGGATGGCACTATCAAAAGATAATGATATTGTTGTTAATTATGATTGGGTAGTTTGTATTGTTGAACCAATTGATGAAATTAAAAAATCTTATGAGGAGAAATTGAATGGAACAGGAACAGGAAATGGCGGAAATGGAATCGGAGATTCTGACGCAAGTAATAGTCTTACTGAATCAGTCAATTTTGATCAGCAAAATTCAGGAAGTATTGGCTGATATTGGTCAGCCAGACTGTAGACTTATTTCCCCATATGAAGTTGTGACCAATGAATCTGGGGAAAAAACTTTGGTAAAGTGGTTAAACAATATTACCAATGATGTTGAAATTATGATTAGCTCAGATAAGATTTTGACTCTTGCTGAACCAAGTGGAAAATTACTTGATGATTATATAGAAGTTACAAAATGAGATTTTATACCAACGTCTATGAAAAATTTAATAAAATGTTGGTTCGTGGTTATGAAGACGGTAGGTATTTTCAGTCAGAGGAAGAGTTTCAACCAACTCTATATGTGACTTCAAAAAAACAAAGTAAGTATAAAACTCTTGATGGGTTGAGTGTTGAACCAATTCAACCTGGAAAGATTTCTGATTGTAAGGAGTTTTTAAAGAAATATGAAAATGTAGAAGGATTTGCTGTTTATGGTAATGATAATTACAAAGCACAATATATTTCACAAACATATCCAGAAGATGAAATTAAATTTGATATTAAGAAAATTCGTCTCGTAACAATCGATATTGAGGTTGCATCAGAAAATGGATTCCCAAATGTATTTGATTGTGCTGAAGAACTTCTAGCAATCACATTACAAAATTATGCAACAAAGCATATTATTTGTTTTGCATCTCGTCCTTATATCAATACTCGTAAGGATGTTGTGTATGTTGAATGTAGGGATGAAATTGATTTGATTAAACACTTTCTCACATTTTGGGAAAGGGAAACTCCTGATGTGATTACAGGTTGGAACTGTGAGTTGTATGATATTCCTTACATTGCTGGAAGAATTGATAGAATTCTCGGTGAAAAGGAAGCACGTCGTCTTTCTCCTTGGGGAAATATTCGTAGAAAAGAACTTGTAATTAAAGGAAGAGAACAAATCTCTTATGAAGTTGCTGGGGTTTCAATTATTGATTATCTTGACCTTTATAAGAAGTTTACTTATAAGGCACAGGAATCTTATCGTCTAGACCATATTGCAAATGTAGAATTAGGTCAAAAGAAATTAGACCACTCTGAGTTTGAGACCTTTAAGGATTTTTATACAAAAGATTGGCAGAAGTTTATTGATTATAATATTCGAGACGTAGAACTTGTAGACCAATTGGAAGACAAGATGAAACTCATCGAATTGTGTTTTACGATGGCTTATGACGCAAAAATAAATTTTAATGATGTGTTCTTTCAGGTAAGAACTTGGGATGCAATCATTTATAATTACTTAAAGAAAAGGAATATTGTTATTCCTCCTAAAGATCGTTCGGAAAAGAGTGATAAATTTGCTGGTGCTTATGTTAAGGAACCAATTCCTGGAAAGTATGATTGGGTTGTCTCTTTTGACCTTAACTCGTTGTATCCTCATTTGATTATGCAATATAACATCTCTCCAGAAACTCTTCTGGATGAGAGACATCCAAGTGCAACTGTTGATAAAATTTTACAACGACAAGTTGATCTTAAAAAATATAGTGATTATGCTGTATGTCCGAATGGTGCAATGTATCGTAAAGACGTTCGTGGTTTTCTTCCAGAACTAATGGAGAAAATGTATAATGACCGTGTAATCTTCAAGAAAAAGATGTTGGAGGCAAAACAGCAATACGAAAAAACGAAGACGAAAGAATTGGAAAGAGAAATTTCTAGATGCAACAATATCCAAATGGCAAAAAAGATTTCTCTGAATAGTGCTTATGGTGCTATTGGAAATCAGTATTTCAGGTATTATAAACTAGCAAATGCTGAAGCAATCACAATGTCTGGACAAGTTTCTATTCGTTGGATTGAACGTAAAATGAATTCATACCTAAACAAAATTCTTAAAACAAATGATGTTGATTATGTTATTGCTTCTGATACTGATTCTATCTACCTTAATATGGGTCCTTTTGTCGAGACTGTATACAAAGGAAGAGAAAAAACTACTGAGGAAATTGTTGGGTTCCTTGATAAGGTCTGTGCGATGGAATTTGAAAAATATATTGAGAGTTCTTACCAAGAATTGGCGGACTATGTGAATGCATATGACCAAAAGATGCAGATGAAACGGGAGAATATTGCCGACCGTGGAATCTGGACTGCCAAGAAACGTTATATCTTGAATGTTTGGGATAGTGAAGGTGTTAGATATGATGAACCTAAATTGAAAATTATGGGATTGGAAGCAGTTAAGTCTTCTACTCCTGCACCTTGTCGTCAAAAGATTAAGGATGCTCTTAAAATTGTGATGACTAAAACGGAAGACGAAATGATTTCCTTTATAGATAATTTCCGTAAAGCATTTAATGAACTTCCCCCAGAAGAAATTTCATTTCCACGTTCAATTAATGACGTAGATAAACATAAATCTCCATCGACTCTTTATAGTAAAGGAACTCCCATTCACGCAAGAGGAGCAATTCTTTATAATCATCTAATTAAAGAAAAGAAGTTAGATAAGAAGTATGCAAAGATTCAAAATGGTGAGAAGATTAAATTTTGTTATTTGAAACTTCCAAATCCAATTCGTGAGAATGTTATTTCTTATATTCAAGAATTTCCAAAGGAATTTGGACTAGACAAATACATTGATTATGACTTACAATTCAGTAAAGCATTTTTAGAACCAATGAAAGTAATTTTGGATGCAATTAACTGGAAAGTAGAAAAAACTGTAAACTTAGAATCATTTTTTAACTAATGGACTTTTTAAAAGATATTGTAAAAGAAATCGGTGGAGAATACACACAACTTGCATCAGATATTGACGAGACTGAAACTTATGTGGACACGGGTTCGTACATATTTAATGCTCTTGTCAGTGGGAGTATATTTGGTGGTGTATCTGGCAATAAAATTACTGCAATCGCAGGTGAAAGTTCTACTGGAAAAACTTTCTTTAGTTTGGCAGTGGTCAAAAATTTTCTTGATAATAATCCTACTGGATACTGTCTGTATTTTGATACTGAAGCTGCAATCACCAGATCCTTATTGGAAAGCAGAGGCATTGACACAACTAGAGTCGTGGTGGTCAATGTTGTTACAGTTGAAGAGTTTCGTGGTAAGGCACTAAAGGCAGTTGATCTTTACATGAAGAAACCAGAAGCAGAGCGCAATCCTTGTATGTTTGTTCTAGATTCTCTTGGTATGCTTTCAACCAGTAAAGAGATTAATGATGCTCTAAATGATAAAGAAGTTAGGGATATGACTAAATCCCAACTCATTAAGGGTGCATTTCGTATGCTTACACTGAAACTTGGTCAAGCAAACATTCCAATGATTGTAACCAATCACACCTACGATGTTATCGGTGCTTATGTTCCTACTAAAGAGATGGGAGGTGGTTGCTTGGTTTCTGGAACCAAGATACAAACAGTAAAAGGTTCTGTTCCTATTGAATATATTCAAGTTGGAGACAAAGTAAGAACTATGTTTGGATACTCTTATGTTACTGATACTTTTTGTTTTAATGACAAAGAAGTATTTGAGATGGAACTAGAGGATGGGGAAATTGTTAAGTGTAGTGCAGATCATAAATTTTTAGTGGATACTGAAAAGGGTTATGAATGGAAAAAAGTAATTGATCTTTTACCTGGAGATACAATCAAATGCATTCCAACAATTTCAATATAAAAATAGGTTCTTGTATAAATAGTAATACTTAAGACCAGAACCTAATGTTTATAATAAACAAATATACAAGTTGCTATTTTCGTATTATAGAAAGAGCAAAGGAAAGAGAAATCAATGACATCACAGAAAAACACCATATCATTCCCAAATCATTTGGAGGTAAAAATACAAAAGATAATTTAGTAAATTTAACCCCAAGAGAACATTTCATCTGTCATCATTTATTATTAAAGATGGTTGAGGGTGAGTATAAGAAAAAAATGTGCTATGCTTTTTATCGTATGTGTTCTATTAATGGTAATGGAGTTAGGTGTAAGAATTTAAATTCTTATGATAGAATAAGGAGAAATTATTCTCATTTAACTTCAGGTGAGAATAACCCCTTCTATGGGAAAGGGCATTATGGACAAAATAATCCAATGTTTAATCCTGGGGTTCGTGAGAAACATAGACAAATTGTTTCTTCTCCAGAACACAGAAAACTGATGAGTGAAAAGATGAGTGGAGAATCCAATCCATTCTTCAACAAAAAACACTCAGAACAAACAAAAAAATTTCTTTCGGAACTGGCATCCGAAAGAATAGGGGAGAAGTCTCCTCGTTATGGAAAAAAACACAGGCAGGTTGTCTGTGAGCATTGTCAGAAACAAATAACATACCCAATGTATAAGAGGTGGCATGGATCGAATTGTAAAGTCTATCAAAAAAGTTGAAACAGAAAAAGTATATGATATTACGGTTGAGGGGGAACATCATTACATACTTCATGGTGGTATTGTCTCTCACAACTCTGGTCTTAAGTATGCTGCTTCCACTATTATTCATCTATCTAAGAAAAAAGAGAAGGATGGAACGGAAGTCATTGGAAACATTATCAAGGCAAAGACTGCTAAGTCACGTTTAAGTAAAGAGAATCAGGACGTTGAAATTCGTTTGTTCTATGATGAACGTGGTCTTGATAGGTATTATGGTTTGCTTGAGTTGGGTGAACTTGGTGGAATCTGGAAGAATGTTGCAGGTAGGTACGAAATGGATGGTAAGAAAATTTATGCAAAACAAATTCTTGCAGAACCAGAAAAGTATTTTACTCCAGAAGTAATGCAAGCACTTGACGAAATCGCAAGAAAAGAGTTTAGTTATGGTGTATGAAAAATATTCGCATCATAAAAACTGGTGTTGATGTATCCAAGATACTAGAACAACTCCAACAATACCCAGAAGATTGGGGATCTCAAAAAAGAATTGAAGGAACCGAACAGTTAGATCCAAAAAAATATACTACAACTGTTGATGTTCTTCAATTAATAATGGGTGGAATAGAAAAAGAAGGACAGTATGTTGGTAATACTGAAATTTGTATTCAAACACCTGCATATGAAAAGCACACAGAAATTCTAAAATTCTTAAAAACATATTTTAAGAAAATACGTCGTTGTGCTTTTCTTTCTTTACCTGTTGGTGAAATTGTTGGAACTCATATTGATGAAGGAACTTATTATCTTACGAAAGATAGATACCACCTTTCCATTCAGGGAAAATACAAGTATACTGTTGGGGATGAAACTATGATTGTTGAACCCGGAACTTTTTTCTGGTTTAACAATAAACTTCCCCATAGTGCTGAAAATATTGGTGATGAAGTTAGAATTACTTTTGTATTCGATGCTCCTCACCACAAACGAAATCCATAGTTAGAGGAGTGATGGAAAAAGTCGAAACTACTATTTTGAGAAATTTACTTTTCAATAATGATTATTGTAGAAAAGTATTACCTTTTATTAAAAATGAATATTTTGAAAACCTTCACGAGAAAGTAGTTTTTGAAGA